CCGTGTATGGAGTTTGGTTCCGCTACCTGATGGCCTCAATTCAGAAGCACAAGCGCAATGAACATGTTCTTATTTATGGGGGCATGAGTTTGGCCGCTTTTGACGCCTGCATCCGAGAGAACTGGCAACAGGATGAACGCCTGACTGCGGCCGACCTCGAGAAGTGCACGATCAATGATTTCACGTCTTTCGGTGCCACTCAAGGTGGAGATAGCGTTAAAATGGACATCTTGTGGTTGGCTTGGTGTGGTATGGGGGATGAGCTGATTCAGCTTTACGTCCGTTTCAAGACGCAGCTGCAAGCTCTGGGTTGTATCAAGAAGACGTGTCGAGATGATGGCGAGCCCGGGACTTATTGTTGCAATAGTCTTTATGGCATTGGTCTCACTGCGATGCGGTTCTCTTGGCGGGCCTTGTGGCTAGGCTATTGGACTTTTGGCGGTGACGACATGGCCGTCGATCACTTCGTTGCGACCATGGCTGTGTGGACAAATCGGTGGAGCAAACAAGTACGGACTCTATCGAAATTGCAATATGTTGAGTGCGCAGATTTTTGTGGTTGGTTGCTCAAGAAAGGGTATGGAATAGTGAGAGACCCGCTCGTGATCTACTTTAAAGTCTGGGCTAAACAGGCGCATGGTCAGCATCTTAGCATGTTCTTGGGAAATTTCGCCTTGGAGCTGCAGTATACTTACCTGCATATTCGCAATGGGTTGGAGCTTGATGATATGTCCCTTGCCGTGTTAGGTTCAACTCTCGAGTTGATCCACAAGAACATTCCGATTCTGTCGACCATCCTGTTTCGACCTGCCGGGCTTTCGTGGTTCGAGGCGTTACGATCTAAGGTCGCCTACTGGACGACGCGGCAGTTTAAGGGCAGGAAGACGCAGTTGCGAATGGCGAATAGGTTGTTGGATCGTGAAGTGCGAGGATACAGCCCTCACATCGCCGTCAGCGATTGTTTAAACGCGATGTCTCCCGCTTCAGCTCAATCGACTGTCAATTCAAATATGCAGACTCCCCCAACTGAGGCTAAAGTGGATGTGTCTGCAGCGCAATTCAATCAAGCCGCGGCGTCGCTTGCTTACCTCGGGAAACCTTGGGACGCCAGTGTGCGTCGGTTTGCCATCCAACTGAGCTCCATGCAGGATTCGGGAGAGCGGGTGAGTAACCAGGAAGTGCGATTTACAGTGAGTACGGACTTCGCAGCGAATTCTGAGATTAAGGCTTTTATGGCGACGAGCGCGCGTGCTGAGATTATGTCTTGCGACGTGGTCGTCTCGGCCGG